TAAATCAAAAATACACATGCTAATATTACTGCTAAATGTATGTAATGTTTTTTTAGATTTAATTTTTCGCTCAAATACACTGGTTTTGGTTTATACTCATTTCGATAATTATCTAATGCCTGTGGCAATGTTATTTCCTGTTTTCCCAATAATACATTGAATTTGTTGTGAATAAAATGGACCCATCTCACAAACGAGTCGCGGTTATCCAAATAAGGGGACACTGGATACCTATCTAACATTTCACTAAACTTGTTTCCCATTTCTTCTATAGGTATAAATAAAGGCATATTTTGAATGAAATCATAATATTTTCGCTTTGTAACATCATTTGGGTTTTTGGGATAAGACTCGGCTACAGTATGTAAAAAAAACCAATAGTGAGGCCCCCATACATCCGGATCAAAAATCATTTCGTATACACGTTAGTAATATTTATTTTTACAAATCGAACCTCAATGGGATAACCTCTATTTTCAACGAGAATAATTTGTATTTTTGAAAAAGGGTGTAAAGATTACTTTACGTAAAACAATAGCTAATGACAGATAATTATTGTAATAACTGTGGAAAAAGAGGACATAACTATAATCAATGCAAATTACCAATTACAAGTTTAGGAATTATTTTATATCGTAAAGACATTCACGCCAACAATATTGAATATTTAATGATTCGTAGGAAAGACACACTTGGTTTCATTGATTTTATGAGAGGTAAATATTCCCCAACCAATAAAGATTATATTATGAATATGTTGACACAAATGACAACGCATGAAAAAGAACAACTTATACATTGGTCATTTAATGATATTTGGACAGGGATATGGGGGGAAAATAGTATATCAAATCAATACAAATCCGAAGAAAATACTTCTAGAATTAAATTTACACAACTTCGAAATGGGATACATGGCAAATTTGGTGTATACACATTAAATGATCTTATTGATAAAAGTAATACCATATCGACATGGGATGAACCCGAATGGGGATTCCCAAAAGGAAGACGAAACTTTAACGAAAATGACATTGACTGTGCGATCAGAGAATTTACAGAAGAGACGGGATTTGATAAATCTAACATTCAAATTATTTCCAATATTGTTCCATTTGACGAAATTTTTACAGGTTCAAATTATAAGTCATATAAACATAAATATTTTGTAACCTATATTGATTACGACAAATCGATGAAGATGGATAATTATGAATTATCGGAAGTTAGTAAAATGGAATGGAAAACGTTTGACGGATGTATAGAATCCATACGAAATTATAATTTAGAAAAACAAAATATGCTAACTAAAATACATAATATGCTGACTAATAATATTACACTATTGGCATATTAGTCATATTGACAATATATATATATATGCAAAATTATATACATATATTTTAAAAACCAAACAGTATTATGAGTGATACAAAGAAAACCAAAGATATACCTAAAAATATTACTCGTAAACGATGCCCTGCTGGGGAACGACGTGACAAAATTACAAATAAATGCGTTCAAAATAAGGTTAAGGTTGACTTTGTACCAACTTCATCGCAAGATGTTGCAAGATTGAATGAACTAACTGAATTATTCAAGAAACGTCAATTAAAAAACAATGATTTACGAAACATGGTGTCTGATTTGATTGGCGAAGAACGAAATCTTCATAAAAACGAAGTAAATGGTATACGTTTATCAAACGACCTAATTCACTACATTGTATTTCTAGAAAATACAAAACGGAATTCACTATCAAATGGAACCGAGGTCGAAACGAAATCATCTCCTGATACGGAGTCTATAGTAGAAACGAAATCATCTCCTGATACGGAGTCTATAGTAGAAACGAAATCATCTCCTGATACGGAGTCTATAGTAGAAACGAAATCATCTCCTGATACGGAAACTTCAATAGAAAAAGAATCGACTATAATACGCGAATTACCTAATATGGAAATCAAAATATCAGACGACGTTCAGGAATTACAAGACAAAATCGGTATAGAACCTGAAGACATGGATTCAAAAGAATATAATGAATTCCTGTTTAACAAAGAAAAAATAGAACATGAAAATAGTAAAATAGAAAATACCTATGATTTCCTTTACCCCGACATAAACGACTCGGACTTCAGTAGAAAAATCGCATTACATAAAGAATTTAATGATACTCAATATGACGGCACAATTAAAGATATTAAAAAACAATCTGAACTATTATGTAACGCAGATTTCGAGTTGTTACCACATCAAATGTTTGTTAAAAATTTTCTTTCGTTACAAACTCCATATAATTCATTGTTATTATACCATGGGTTAGGTACAGGAAAGACATGCAGTGCTATTGGAATCGCAGAAGAAATGCGATCTTTCATGAAACAGGTTGGTGTGGCACAAAAAATACTTATTGTCGCATCTCCTAACGTTCAGAATAATTTTCGACTTCAATTATTCGATGAACGGAAATTAAAACTAGATGGCGAAATATGGAATATAGATTCATGTGTTGGAAATTCACTTTTAAAGGAAGTGAACCCAACAAATTTAAAGGGTATCACGAAAGAGAAAATTATTTCTTTTGTCAACTCCATTATTAATAAATACTATTCATTTGTTGGTTACACTGAATTGGCGCATTATATACAAAAGAAAACTTCTATTCCAGAGGGCGTTTCCTATACGCAACAACAGCGTAAACAATTCAAACGCAAGCGTATTAAGAAGTATTTTGACAACCGATTGATTATTATCGATGAAGTACATAATATTCGACAAGGAGATGATAATAAAGACAAAAAGAAAACATCTAGTTTATTACTCAAGTTATGCAAATATACGAACAACATGCGTTTTTTATTATTATCGGCAACACCAATGTATAACAGTTACAAGGAAATCATTTGGTTAACTAATCTTATGAACGCGAACGATGGACGAAGTGTTATATCTGACTCTGACATTTTTGATAAAAACGGTGATTTCATAAAGCAATCAAACGATAGTCAACTTGAAGGAGGAAGAGAACTATTAATGAGAAAACTAACTGGATATGTATCATTTGTAAGAGGAGAAAACCCATATTCGTTTCCATACCGTATTTATCCCGAGACGTTTGATACTACCCGCGCATTAGATATAGATAACTATCCTTCGAAACAAATGAATGGAAAAGAGATTGAAAACCCATTACAACATATACCGATATATACTACTGATATTGGCGAATACCAATCAAATGGGTATAAGTTTATTATTGATACGCTCTTTATGAATAAAAAGACCAGCATTAAGGTGGACTCTATGACACAATTACCCACATTTGCTAATATGGAGTCATTTGGTTATACTCAATTAGAACGTCCACTGCAATCACTCGATATAGTATATCCGAACACCGAATTAGACAATGTGATAAATGGAATCAAAAATACAATGAATCCTGAAGATATTGTCAAACGAATGGTAGGTAAAAATGGTCTTATGAATGTAGTAACTTACCAAACTACAGATAATGGTAGACACAACTTCACATACAAACCTAATACACTTGAAAAATATGGTCGCATTTTCAGTCCTTCTAATATTTCAAAATATAGTGGAAAAATATCGTCAATATGCAACACAATAACCAATTCCATCGGTATTATCATTGTGTATTCGCAGTATATTGATGGTGGTGTAGTGCCATTCGCACTAGCATTGGAAGAAATGGGGTTTTCTAGATATGGAAGTGCATATAATACCAAATCATTATTTTCAGAACCACCTACAGAACCAATTGATTCACTATCGATGAAACCGAAATCAACGTTTACGAATATTGACGAATTTAAACCCGCAAAATACGTTATGATTACGGGCGATAAACTTTTTTCACCTGATAATTTGTCCGATATTAAATACATTACAAATCCCGAAAACAAAAATGGTGAAAATGTAAAGGTTATACTAATTACCAAGGCAGCCGCAGAAGGTCTTGATTTCAAGAATGTTAGACAAGTACATATCATGGAACCATGGTACAATATGAATAGACCCGAACAAATCATTGGCAGAGGCGTTCGTAATTTAAGTCATTGTGGGTTACCATTTGAACAACGCAATGTTGAAATATATTTACATTGCACGACACCACATAATGACACCGAACATGCTGATTTGTATGTGTATCGATTCGCCGAGAAAAAGGCATCTTTAATTGGAAACGTAACTCGATTAATGAAAGAAATATCAGTAGATTGTCAATTAAACATCGGTCAAACTAACTTTACTATCGACCAATTACTAGAAGAAGCCGGAAATCAAGATATTACTATCAAGCTTTCTAGTAAACATGCTGAAGATACCCCTTTTAAAATTGGCGATAAACCATTTACTGCTATTTGCGATTATATGGAAGACTGTAATTTTAAATGTTATCCCAACGCAACTATTAACTCGGACGACGTTACACAAAATACATATAGTGAGGAATACGCACGTATTGGCTTCTCCTCAATTGTCAAGCGTATCAGACAATTATTTAAAGAGCAGTTTTTTTATAAGCGAGATGATTTTATTAATTCTATTAATGTTGTCAAGAAATTTCCAAAAGAACAAATTGATTTCGCTATCACGCGGTTTATTGGTAACAAAAATGAAATTATTGTAGACAAATATGGAAGAAATGGATATCTAATCAACAAAGGTGAATATTATGTATTTCAACCTATGGAAATTACGGATGAATATACATCCCTTATTGAACGGTCTATTCCAATACCATATAGACGTAAATCACTTGAACTTGAATTACCCACTAAAACAATATCAAATGACGCAACAGTAGGGGATAAGATGGATAATATTATAGAAGAGAGGAAATCCTATTCTGAAATAATATCAATATTAACCCAAAACATTCTTTCTGCTACCGTGGATATAGATACACGGACTAAAGACGACAATAATAAAACGGAAATCGCAACCCCTACTGGTAAAAAACGAAAAATCAAAGAGATTATCAATTGGTATAATAGTTACCGAAAAATTACTCCTATATTACACACTAATAATTTTACCGATTCACAAATATATGAATTTATTATAGAACATTATATTGATACATTACCAATACTTGATAAGGTTACCTTGATTAACAATATTTTTAAATCTAACCCAGAACTTTCTAATGACGAAAAAATCATTAAATCATATTTCCAAAGATACATAAATGACACGGATAATGTCATTATTATGTTTGACATTTCGGACGACAGTACCGAGCGTATTCAAATATACACACTCAATCAAGAACATTCTCCCATATGGAATAAGGTCGAACGAGATACTCGCATACAGTATAAGAACGAAATAACCAACTTTGTAATAACCAACCACTCTAATGTAAACACTTCTATATTTGGATTTATGGCAACTGATAAAAAACATAATATAGTTTTCAAAACTCGTGAAAATAACGCAAGTGGGTCAGGATTCAACTGCAGTTCAAAAGAGGCCATTCTCAAAAAAATTAATAAATTGCCTATTTCAGTGGTCGCTGATTCGAATGAAACAACTGAACATCAGTATTGTGTGTTATATGAATTATTATTTCGTAAATTGAACCGAGATAAATATAACAAAAAACGATGGCTATTTGATATGGTCTCTTACGATAAGGACAATAAGCGAAATACATTTTTTTGTTATCCGACCGTCCAAATAGAAAATTGAATTTAACATATTTTTATTATGAAACTACATAAAACATAATATACTAATATATTAGTGAATATCATGAATAAAAACAATCAAAAAACTACTTCCAATGTCTATAATCTCGAAATGATTACTACAAAGGTATTCTTAACAATAGATCAGGTCGGACAAAATATAAAACGAAATTTAGAACGAAGTATATCTAATAATATAGAAGGTAAATGTATTCAAGAAGGGTATATTAAACCTAACTCTGTACGAGTTGTTAGTTATTCAGCGGGCATAGTAAATAATGAAAACGTTGTATTTCAGACGGTATTTGAATGTATGGTATGTCATCCGGTAGAAGGACTCGATGTTGAATGCATTATTAAAACTGTAACCAAGGCTGGTATACATGCTGAAGTTAACGATATTGATGGCAATTCACCTATAACTATCTTTATCGCAAGAGACCATCACTTCAATAATAAATCCTTCTCCAATATCAAAGAAAATGATACAATTAAGACTACCATTATCGGAATTCGGTTCGAATTGAACGATCCATATATTTGCGCCATTGGCACATTATTTAAGAATAATCTAACCAAACCACCAAAAAATCAATTGCGCGTTGACGAATAGCCAATCATTTAGTCAATTCGTTTTATCATAAAAATAATATAAGTTTACATTATATATAATAATATGGTTGATTTTGTAATGCGAAATGGAATTGCTTATCGTAAACGTTCTCAGCAATCCAGTGAAACTAAACCAGTGAATAACACCCCTCAGCATTCACAAGTTGTATTTACGATGCCTGAAAATAATACTCAACCTGTTGAAGAAGAAGAAGAATCCGCACCGATTGAAGAAGAATCCGCACCGATTGAAGAAGAATCCGCACCGATTGAAGAAGAATCCGCACCGGTTGAAGAAGAATCCGCACCGGTTGAAGAAGAATCCGCACCGGTTGAAGAAGAAGAATCCGCACCTGTGGAAGAAGAAGAATCAGCACCTGTTGAAGAAGAAGAATCAGCACCTGTTGAAGAAGAAGAATCAACATCTGTTGAAGAAGAAGAATCAGCACCTGTTGAAGAAGAAGAATCAGCACCTGTTGAAGAAGAAGAATCAGCACCTGTTGAAGAAGAAGAATCAGCACCTGTTGAAGAAGAAGAATCAGATGAGGAATCTCAATAAATATTTGATATAACACGATTTTACAAACATATCTATATGTTTGTAAAAATTACACGTAAAAGTTACTTCTTGTCCTTTTTACAATTGAATTCTTTATCACGCGAATAACCGTCTTTGCAATTAATCTTACAACGTTTCGTTTTTGGATTGTATTCTTTTCCTTTCGCGCATACCTTTTTTACAGAACTTTTTTTTCGAACAATTGAATGTATAATTTGGACTGGATCTGTTATAGTGCGTTCAGGATCTAACTTATTTTTTTGTGTTTTATTTTTGTTATATTTATTTATA